CACACGATACATGCCGGTGCTGCCGCCTGCGTCCTGTACGAGCAGCAGCTTGACGTCGTAGTGATCGCGGACGTACTGCGCAACCTCGTACTCGGTGTGGCTGGCCGAAGTCTGCACATGGATATACCGGCCGTCTGTCAGTAGGCCGCACATATTACGGCTGCGCCGGTCAGACTTGCCGAGAGATCCGTTCACCTTGCCGTCCTTGATTGCCAGCTTCCAGCCAGAAACAACATTCTCTGAGCCGACGCTCAACCGTTCGGCCGTACCGCCATAGCCGCAGACCTTGCCCTTGGCCTTGAGGTACTGCAAGGTGCGCCCCTTGATCACGCCGTAGCGGTCGCTCCCCTGCCCTGTCATATTGAACAGCGCAAGGTTATACACGATGTCGGCACCCTCATCTGCTGCCCACTGCTTGAGCGGCTTGGCCGGCTTGGCTGCCGCCGCATAAGGTGCAGCAGCAAACCAGATGTCATATCGGCTGCGGTCGTAAATATCGCAACGAATGCTCATCACCGTACCTCACTTCTCGAGCGGCGCGGTGTACGCCTTTGCCCTGTCGCTGTCGGTCAAACCGCTCGTGGTCGGGTCGTTCAGCGCATTCCACACGTTCGACGCCACGAGGAACAGGCAGTACGGATTGCTGAACGCGCCGGTAATAACGCCCCACAGTCCTGCCCACGTGGTCATATCCGCAGCGGTCAGACCGCTGTACGCCAGCACGGTCGCCAGCGCGCCGGTCAGCACCTGCACCCAAAATACCGGGTTCTTCAGTCGAATTTTCCAGTTCATATAAGTACCTCTCTTTCTCAGTTCAGGCCAAGCTGCTGCGCGATATAGCCGATGAAAATACCGACGAGCGCCGTCGCGCCGTAGGCCACGATCTTGCGCCACATCGCGCCGTCGCGGTCCTCGAGCGTTTCCAGCCGCTTGCCCTGCTTTTCCTGCTCCTTGACCATGCTCTCAATGCTGGTGGCCAGCTTGCCGACCGAGGCGGTCAAACTGTTCAGCTCACGAATATTGTCCTCCAGCAGCTCAATGCGCTTATCCTGCCGACGATTTTCTTCTTCGAGCCGTCGGCGAAACTCTTCGTGCTCTGCGCGGGAAATGGAACCGTCCATTTACATTCCTCCTCTTTTAAGGCGGAGGGACGGCTCCCCGTCCCCCACTATCATTACAGTTACAGCAGACCCAGCAGCTCATTGTACTCTGCCTCGGTCAACTTGCCCGCCGCGAAAAAGATGTCCAGCTTGTCCTCCAAGCCGTCCGTCTGGCCGCGCTCGATCATGCGCTTCAAGGTGCGATACAGCATAATTTTTCACCTCCTCTCATTCGTTCAGACCCAGTTCAAGCAGGGTCAATCTATATTCGTGATCTACGATCATAGCATTTGTGTCGTCCTCTGCGGTCGGCTCAGGCTTAGGCAACGCCGCCTTATCCGCCTCGATTTCCTCAGGGGTTCGCGCTACAACCTTTTCGGCTACGAGTTTGTAGCGCGGAACCGCGCCGTCATAGAGCGGCTTATCGAGATAATGGCTCTGCGCGAGCGAAAATTTATCTCCAAAGCCTTCATCAATTTTTACCCAACCGGCGAGGTCTGCCGGAAGGGAATATTCTCCCTCTAACCGCAGCACACGACCGGTCTCGTCCGTCTGGACGTAAACACGGGATTTTGGGGTTTGCATAGTGTCACCTCCTTACAGATCAGCGGAGAATAGTAGATTGTTGTTTATATCTATCCACATAAAGCATGGAGATTTAGGCGTCGCGCTGCCTATAATTTTCATGCGGATACCCAAAGACCCGTTGCCAACGTTCAAGAGGGAAACATTATTGCCAGTTACGCATTCGCCGTAACTCGTGTCAACGTGTAGTATTCCGTTTACCATGCAGACGGGAGTAGCTCTCAGCGAAACTGGAGTGGGAACAACGATTATTGCTTCGGTTCCATCTACGGAGATGTATCCTGACCCAGCACAGACATAGTTAGTTGTACCTCGCGTAGAAAATAAGTACCTCTGACACCTCCTCAACTGCTCCCCGAAATCAGGGATTTCGTTAAGAACCCAAACGCCGTTTTCCTTGTGCGCAAGGGTCTGCGTGGAGCCGAGTTCGAGTTTGGCGGCGATGATGGTAGCGGAGTTATCTACTGAACCAGCAAAACCGAAATAGACTTTATTTGATGTGGCGGTCGAAAACGTAACGCTGAGAATACCGCTTGCATCTTTGCTTTCTGTTTGGGCAATGTCGCCATCCGTTCGATTTCCGGCAATCAAGCGTAGCGGATCAGAACCCGTTCTATCTTTGTAAAGTAGAGACAGCGTATATGTCGCATTCGGTAAAGTGTTTTCGAAGTATTGCTGCACATCCCATTTGCCGCCAATTTTTATACCACCATCAACAACGCTAAGCGTCGTGTCGTATTGCAACCACCATCGGTCAATCGTGTATGTAGTGTCCTCCGTATACTCCGTCTGCCCCCTCTGGTTCACCGGGTTGCCGAAGTACCAGTTATCGAGCAGGTTCGGGTTTGTACGGTATTTTACCGCGCCAGAAATCGGAGTGGAGTCGGCGATCGAGACCGCAATGTCATCGCCCGTCAGCGTCACATCTTCCGCCAGCGTCTTCCCGTTCACCGTCCGCGTCAGCGGTACGAACAGCTTGCCGAGCGCCGTCTTAACGCTAGACCACAGCAGCCGCTTTGCCTTGCCGCCGTCCGCGCTGTCCGCGATCATCACGCCGTCTGCGTCGGCCGGTTCGGCCTTGGTGGTGACCTTGGTCGGGTCGGTTGCGGCAAGGACTTTGTCGATCTTCTCAAAGTTTTCGTTCAGCGTGTCAACGTCGCCGAAATCCTCGTAGCCAGGCTTGTTCAGATTATAGTTAGGTGTTTTCTGCGCCATCTGGCAAAACCTCCTCCTTAATTTCTCGCCAGGTGAGCTTTTTCAGCTCACCCCACGTCAGTCGCTTGATCTGCTCCCATGTGTTGTAGAGCAACGATGTTGTGCAGACCATATTCGCAGGCACAATGTCCGCGAGCAGTTCTTCGACCGCCTGCCGATTACGCTTTGCGGTCAGCGCGACTTTGACAGTCAGGGTATACACGCCGCCGTTCACCTCGAGCTTGTAGCCGTCCGCGCCGCACAGCGTTGCAAGCTGCTGCCGCAGGCGGCGCACCGAAAACGGCAGCTGTGTGTTGATTCTGGTCAGCACCTTAAACCGGCGCTCGTCCAGTGTGTCCGTGTCCATCGGCGTAATGCCGAAGATCTTCTCGTATCTCTGAATGGCGTACTCCCCTGCTGTGCTTAGAAACTGCGCATCGAGCACCGCATCAGCGGCATCATGCAGGTGGTCAATCTCCGGCTGCTCGGTCTCACATAGCAGCGGGAACTCGTAGGTCTTGAACAGGATTGGCGGCAGGTAGTCCTGTAATTTCTTCCTCACGTCGCACCTCCGATACTGCCGAGCCGCGGAATTTCGTCCGCTGCCAGCTCGATGTTCTTCGCACTGCCGTTGATGGTCGTGTCCTCCACGTCCACCACGCAGTCGAGTGCAAGCAGATGCGTCTCAATCTGCGAGATACGGACAACGGTCGTCGCACTGTCCGCCCAAATCTTCGCGAGCTCGGCAAAGTACATCTTGACTGCGCTCTCCACCTGCGACTGTGCGCTCGACCACGCCCAGCCAGTCGCAAAGGTGATATTGGTTGTGATAGCAATGTCGGCATACCTCGCACCGGCGACAGTTACGGTGTGCCCGATGGGCGCAAGTCCCAGACCTTCACCGTGGTTCTGCTCAGGGTCGATGGCGGACTGCACCTTGGAAATCAGTTCGCTGCTCGGCGCGGTGAAGTCGGATGCAATGATGGTCAGCTTGACCGTACCGCCACCTGCCCACACTGGGTAAACTTTTACACCGCCAACGCCTGTAATCGCGTTGACTTTTTCCTTATAGTCTGCGACATTGCCGCCGAACGCCTCACCGTCAATGCTGGCGTAATACTTCTCGCGCAGCGTGTCGGTCGTGTCGCCGTCCTCGGCCGGAATGAGCACCGCCGCAATCTGAGCGGTTTCCAGACCGTTCACCGTCTGGATCGGCAGCAGCAGGCCGGTGTACTTGTTGCCGACCGTACCGAGCGTTTCCGCCTCCAGCTTGTAGTGACCCGCCGATATCTTTTCTGTGATGGTGTAGTTCACCTCGTCGCAGTTGAACCGCAAGCCCGCGGTCAGCTCCACACTGGACGGCGTGAACACGCCCTCGATAACAGCCGCAGTTTCGCCTTGAATAGCTACGCCGCGTTCCTTACAGCGCAGCATAAGGTATTGCAGGGACGCCGTGTCAACAAATGTTTCGTCCATCACGACGTCCAGTTCCATGTACGCCTTTGCAAGTTCTGCGGCTGCCGGTGCAAGCGCGTCATAGATGATACTGCCCTCCCGCTTGTCCACGGTGTCAGGCACGGATTCCAGCATACGATTCATAATGTAGTCAAACGTCATTTCGTCCGAGTATCGTCCGATCATGCCGCAACACCTCCAAACTCAAATTCGCTCTCGACGTCGCCCTCGGTCGTGGTTACGGTAAATTTCACAAGCAGGTTACGCTTACCCTTGACAAACGAAAACTGCTCAACCGAGAGCACCCGATCATCTGCCATGAGCGCATCTTCAATCGCCTTGGCAACCTTGGCCTGCAGATACGGCGTCATGGTCTGGCCGAGCAGGGCGTTCAGCTCGATACCGTAATTCCATGAATAGATGGCGTACTGAAACCGCTCGGTCTGGAGAATCAGGAAGATGGCCTGCTTCATGGCTTCCAGTCCGTCCAGCTTGCCGCCGGAGCACGGATAGCCGTCAAACCGCAGCGCGTAGGTGCGCGTAGGCTGTGTTTCGATCTCGAAATCCTGCACGAGATCGTCATTATACTCTGTCGGCAGCATTACAGCGCCCCCTTCTTGTCTAAAATGAGATATTCCTGACCGCCCTGTTTTCTTAGCAGAATGAGCTTGTCCCCTACCTTAAATGAGGACGCGCTCACGCCGGTACGGACGGCTAGAAACTCTTTTTTGAGCGGCAGCTTCTGGTCAATCTGCACCTGAAACGGCGATAACGAAATAACCTTTCCATAGCACCAGTCAGCAGGCCGCATTGCGGTAAAGACGTTTTCTGCAATCTGCTTCATGGCATTAAACATATCAGGCACTAAACTCACCTCGAATTCCGCTCAAATACAGGTCCATCGTGTACAGGCCATTGCTGAACGTGTGCTTAGCCTTCTCCACGCACATATAGTTCTTGATGTTGATGTCACCCAGGCCCATGCCGACGCAGACCGAAGTACCGGCTCTGGCTCTCACGTCGCCGAACACCTTCTGCATGGTCAGCTCACGGTGGATGACGTTGTAGTATTTCATCAGCGCCTTTGCCTTGGTCTGCAAATCGGCGGTGTTGAGGGCGTTGTCCAGCTTTTCGTAATACTGGAGTGTGCCCCATTTGCTCTGGCTGGCGGTATTGTTCATGACGTGGACTTCTCGCACGCCGGTTTCATCATTGTCCCACGCCAGCTTGATGCGGTTGTACACGTCACTGTCGATGGACGAGGTGTAGCTGTATCCCTGCGCCGTGTCCTCGTCGATGTAGAGCGGCAGGAGCAGGCTCTCGTAGGGTTTGAGGCACAACTTGCCGAAATCGTCATACAAGACGTACACCTTACCGGTGTTGATGATGGTCAAATCACTGGCGTTGCCCAGCATATCAAAGAGCGTCCCCTCCTCGATACGCTGCGGAATCTTGTACTTGGTGTCGGTCACGGTACCGACCTTGAGGCCGTAGTCCGCAGCCAGCATTTTCAGCACATCGGCATATGTCTTATTGACATACGAAATCGTGTCCTTGTTCTTGAAGTACCGCAGCTGGTCGTAGGCCGTGACCTTAATAAGACGGTTATCCGAACGTGACTTCTTAAAGACGTATCCGTAGAACACATTCGCGCCGTTAAACCGAAAGCTAACCGGATTGCCCTCGTGAAAGTTGAGGGTATCGTCCTTGACCACCGTAAACGTCAGCGAGGACGCCGCGCCGCTGCGGGTGGTTTCCCACACGATGTCGCCCTCGATCATCGGCTGCTGAAGCTGACCGTTCCTGTTCTGGATGATCAGCTCCGCGCCCGGCATCTGGCAGGACGGCACATCCCGCAGGATCTCTTTGCGCGTGCCTGCCGCGCCGGTGACGGACTTAACGACAACAGTCGTGATGTCCTTCTTCTCTTTCTCGGTGCTCGAACCGGATGAACCGGACGAACTTGAAGAACCAGAACCGCCGATGATGGCGGTACCGTTTCGCCTGCCCCAGCGGTTGCACTCGGCATTGCTGCTCATCAAGAGGTCGAAGTGGTACACGCCGCCCTCAATTTGAATCATGCCGCCGCGGTCATTGACGGTGTAGGTCACACCGTCAAGTGCAGTACCAGTACCCTGCACGGTGATTTTCGTCCCGAACGGCACAGACGGCGGCGCAGCGCAGGTATGCTTGGACGGGTCTAACTTGTTGCCGAGCGCATCAAGGAAACCGCCCTCCATGGCGTTATTCGCCGGATAGTATGCCGTGAACAGCGCCTTAACCGTATTTGTAGCAGTACCGGATGATTTAGAGCCGGAATAGTTAGATACCGTGTCCTTGGCAGATACATAGTTCAGCGGATTGACGCTGCTGCCGTTCTTGTGCATACCAAAATGCAGGTGACAGCCGGTCGAGCTGCCGGTTGTACCAACGGCCGCGATTTTCTGACCGGCGGTGACTTTTGCGCCCTTGGAAACATATACTTTCGAGCAATGGCCGTAGAAACTTACTAAACCGTTGCCGTGGTTGATTTCCACATAGTTACCGTAGCCGCCAGTAGTCCAGCCCGCAACAGTTACAGTGCCCGATCCAAAAGCGAGAATCGGCACGCCCGATGCCGCTGCCAAGTCAACACCATCATGAAACTTGACAGTGCCGTAAATTGGGTGTACGCGGTTACCATAGCCGCTCGACATACGCGAGTAGGACGGACAAGGCCAAACATATTTACCCATGTTCTCCCCTCCTTAACTCGGCAGCTTGAGCACGGTTCCGGGATAAATCCACCAACCGTTCGAGCTGCTCGATCTGCCGTATTTCTTCGCCGCGGCTTCAATGGCGGTCTTATTCAGGCTGTAAATGCTCGTCCACTTAGAGCCGTTACCTAAGTGTACACGGGCAATATCCCACAGAGTATCACCCTGTTTAACAGTGTACGTTTTGTTCTTAGGTGCAGTCGTAGTGTCACGCTTTTGTGTGACTGTCGCCTTTTTAGTGCCGGAGCTGCTGCTCTCGCTCTTTTTGAACTCGATCAGCTTGGTCTTGACATCCACATAAGTCAGCAGTTCGATTTTCGCCATCACGTCAACGCCGTAGCTACCGGCATCCTCGCTCAGTTCGTAGCTTTCCAACGATACCATGAGCGGCTTGTCCGGATCATTCGTCATAAGCAGATTGCCTGCGTCGTCCGTGCGGATAACCAAAAACTCAAAAGGCTTGCACTCGCGCTTGAGCTTCTCCAGCAGTGACATATAATACTGCGCCGGCTGATACCCATTCGGATAACAGGCAAACGGGTATTCTCGGTTCGGCAGCAGAGCGTTGAAGCTGTATTTGCTCAATCCGGGTGTCTTGAGGATGTTGCGCTGACCCTCGTTGATGAGGTTAATGGTCTTGTTCTGGTTGCTGATCTTGATGGTCAGCGCCGACGGCGTGACCGGAAGACGCACACCGTCCATGTAAAACTCGTACATATTTAGATGTGCACTCCTTCCGCACTGGTGACAAGCGCCTCGGTGACCTTGGCTTCCAGCAGATTGACTACGCCGTCCAGATCCATCTCGTTCGAGATGTTGTTGTGGTTGACCATTTCCACCTTGATCTCGGCGGTGGTGTACTTGTTGATGACCTGCCGCTCGGCAATATCGCGCAGCAGCTTGATGTCGTCCGAGGATACGCTCACATCGTCCGCAATCTGGGCGGTGTTGTCCGCGATGTTGGACAGCAAACCCGTTGCCGGATCGTCCGGCAGGTCAAGACCCAGCTTTTCGGAGATGCTGTTCTGGAGGTTTGCGCCCCAGTTGTAGCCGTTGGCGTAAGCCGTCGAATACTCGATCTTCTCCTTGTGCTTAACGTACTCCGTCCACCCGGACTGATCCTTGATCTTCTGGATGCTGTCGGTGTAGCTGTCGTAGAACGTGTCCAGACCGCTGGTGATGTTGACCTTCACGCCCGGAATAAGATTGATGAGCTTCTCAATCGTCCTCACCATACCGCGGATGACGCCGACAACATACTGGCTGAGCTGCAAAAACAAAATCTCGATCGACGCAATCGGGTGCTGGAACACGTTGCCGAGGAAGTTGATAAGATCGGCAATCACGTTGTAGACCGGCAGATAGAACATATTGTAGACAAACGCGCCTGCCATCGCGAACAGGCCGCAGATCACGCCGACGGCGCTCGTCGTTTCGTTCTTTGCCCGGTTCGTGTAGTTGATGTACGCGGCGATAACGCCGATCAGAATGATGATCGAGCCGATAATCAGCACGATCGGGTTGAGCGACATCACGGCATTGAGCATCTTCTGCGCGGCGGTCAGCGCCTTTGTAGCCGCAGCACAGATCTTCGTCCAGTTAGCCGCCACCGCAAACAGCGCAAAGGCTGCCGCAGCCGCAAGCACCAGCGGACCGATGATCTCAATGTTGTTCGCCACCCAGTTGATGGTCTCCAATAGCGGCTGCAAGGCCATGATCGCCATATTGCTGGCCTGCGTCCAGACGTCCGACCAGGTGAGCGGAATCTCGTTGAACTTCTGGTTGGTTTCCTCCGCCGAGGACAGCAGCGCGGACTTGACAACGCTCGCCGTCAGCTCGCCCTCCTGTGCCATGTTGCGGATCTCACCGACCGATACGCCGAGATAGTCGGCAATCGACTGAATGATGGTCGGCGCCTGCTCGAATACCGAGTTCAGCTCCTCGCCGCGCAGCACGCCGGAGCCCATGGCCTGCGTGATCTGCAGCATGGCGGCTGCCTGTCCCTCGGCCGAGGTGCCGGCAATCTTGAACTGCTTGTTCAGCTGCTCGACAAACGCGATCGTTTCCTGATTGCTGCTGAATGCGTCACCGGCAAGCAGACCCATCTTCGCGACCGCATCCGCCGTGGCGTTGTACGCGCCGCGCGAACGCATAGCCGACTGATAGATCAGCTCCTGCAGGTCGGCGGTGCTTTGCAGACCGTCGTTCATCAGATTCAGACGCGCCGTGGTCTGCGTCATTTCGTCTGACATACTCACGATACCGCTCACCAGCTTGGAGCCGAGGAATGCTGTACCCAGCTTTTTGAGCGATGCCGTCAGGTTCTCTGCCGGCGGCTGCGCCGAGGTCATGCTGCTCCGCAGCTCCTCGACTTCGCTCACGGTTCGGGTGAGTTCTTCACGCACACCCGTCAATTCGCTGTTAAATTGTGAATACAGACCGGTCGGCGCCGCCTGTTCGGTCAGGCTCTGCATCCGTTCAAATCGGTCGTTGACCGTACTCAGGCTGGACGCGATACGGCTGAGTACATTACTCATGCCGTCGCGCAGCTGGACGGTGTTGGATAGTGCCAAGTGACTTCACCTCTTTTCGGGCAAAAGAAAAGCAACCACCGTTCCGTGATTGCTTTCGCTTTGCTTATTGATTTGTTAATCCATCAGACCAAGCTGCTGCAAATCTTCTTTGCACAGCCACAGGTTACCCTCCAGCGACATCATGCGAATACCGCTGAATGTACCGGTCTGGTCTTTTGCTGTAAAATTCTCGGGATAATCCGGCACATCGTAGATACTTTCACCTGGAATACCGGTAAGGTAGCCAGTTCGCGTGAAAAATGCCGTCTTATTATAAGACGATTTTCTCACAAAGTTGAGATTTGTCGGCATACCGTAAGCATCACCCACCCAAACCAGTATATCTACCGGTGTGGTGCATCCGGTGGGGGTAATCAAAATGCTGTAATCGCCGCTGATCGGCATATCCGTAATTGCTCCGATTGCATCTCGTTCTGCAATAGCAGCGTCCAGCTTGGTATCTCCGGTCTGTTCAGCCATCATCATCTCGCTGTACTCGACATAGGCAGTTTTGGTTTCAGGATCCCAGCCCACCGTACCGCCAAGATACTCGCACGCAGCACGCAGCGGAACCATCGTCTTGCCGTTATAAATCTGCGCTGCCACATCAATGGAATCCGTAGCATCCGTTACGACAGGATTGGTATACAGCACTTGGAAAGAGCCGATTTTAAACAATACCTCGTAGTGTGTCTGCCCCACGATTGGAAGATGGCCGCCTCCCGCATCTGTGCAGATCGGGATAGTACGCCAGATCTGAATCTCACGGGTTTCCGGTATCCACTCGACATCTGCACCCATAGCTTCTGTCACTGCACGAAGTGGAACGAGCGTTCGTCCGTTCTGAATCATACCCTTTTCCGCTACCAATACGTTATTTACGTAAATCGTAACCGGCTTAGGATTTGCCGCAAAGGCGGTCGGCACAAAGCACAGCAGTGCCAGCAATACGGCAGTTATTCTCTTGATCTTTTTCATATTCTCACTCCTTTTGTTCAAGCATATCACAACAGGAATGATTTTACAACCGCCTTACTTGTGTTTCGTCTTATTCAGCGCCTTTTCCTCTTCCTCGCCTCGCACAATGCACGAAGCTGTGATAAAGGCTCTCTCTTCCGTCGGCAGGCTCAAAAATGCGGACGGCAGGATGTGAAGCTCCTGCAGGCAGAAATGTGCGACGGAAGCCTCGTCATCCCCGTCCCGAATCAGTTTTTTGCCTGTTCCACCAGATCGAGCTTGTCACCGAAGCCGCAGATGTCGAACAGCTTTTCCGTGTAGTTCGTATACTCACCCGGCGTCAGCATGGCCGAGATCAGCTCCTCGGCGCATTTCACGCCGTAGCTGTCCTGCAGTTCTGCATCGTTGAGGTTCGGATAAACCGTGCAGGCGGCTGCCAGCTTGGCAAGGTACAGCACGTTGTCGAATTCCTGACGGAAGCTGCCGCGCTTGCCCGGCACCTGTACGCGGTACTGGCAGTCACGGCGCAGCGTTTCGTCCTCGCGCGAGGAAATGCAGCGCACCTCCCACTCGAGCGGCTTGCCGTCCTCATCGGTGAAGCGGTCAGACACGACCAGCTTCACATTTTCAACCTGCTTGGCGTTCTGCGCCAGAAATGCAGTAAGATTACCCATTGTACAAATTCCTCCTTATTCCATACCCGACAGTTCGGCAAACTCCTCAGGCATATCCCAGCCGTCGAACGTGCCGGAAAGCTCCTCGTCAAGCAGACTGTCGCCTGCATCGAACTTCGCCAGAATCGAGCTGTCGATCAGGCAGCCGGTGTGCGTGATAGTCTGACGGCCGGCGGACGAGGACGGATCCTCGTTGGATACCTGAATCTCAAACGGCGTCATCCTGCCGGTCTTGCAGTAGATCAGGAACCAGCGGCGGAACACACTCTGGTTGAAGTGCGCCGTGCCCTTCCACGAACCGGACCACCCACTTGGCTTCTTGCCCTTGCCGGTGCGGCCAAGCAGCTTTACGTCCTGAATGTCGACCTTCGCGGACGACTCAAAGCTGTACAGCTGCATCATATTGTAGCGGTTGCCGTCAATGGTGACGTAGCACTCGGCCATCGAACCGGCTACCGCATCATTTGCTTCCATAACAGGAGCGTTCAGCATGACTTTTCCCTCCTTTATTCAACGATTACCTTCATGTAAAGCTGTTCCATCGCGGAAACCGGCTGTACATGGTCCTCGACCGCAACAGACTTCTTCATGTCGCCCTGCGACACGGTGACGCTGCTGCTGTCAAAGTTCTCAATGGCGCGGATGGTCTGGAGCTGGGTGTGGTGCGCTACAATGTCGCTCCACAGGCTCACGCGGCCGCTTGCGTCGTTCTGCACCTTGCCGAGATACTTCGAGTTGAACATCGATGCAATGTCATTGGCGATCTGGTCGAGCACGCGCATGACCTGATTGGACGAGAAATCCGCGCTCTTTTCGTCCGTGACGGACACGAACGTGTTGATGTCGGTCAGCACGCGCGTCTGGTCACCGACACGGTGGAACGTGAACTCACCGGCCTTGATCGCCTTTTCAAGCTGGGTCTGCGTGTAGTTCGTGTCGATGTCGTACTCGCCGGTGTAGGTCGAGTTGGTCATCGAGCGGTTGACCGCGCACGCAGATTCCGCGCCGGTCGTCCAGTAGACAGCCGAGGTATCATCAGCCGCACCTACCAGACCGTTCTTGACGGAAATCACGCCCTCATAGTCTGCCGCAGGGTAGCCATGCAGCACGCACTGGAACTTCACGCCCTGCTCATCACGCAGGCGGCGCGTCCAGTTGGCGAACAGACCCTTGACCGTGCTGTTCTTCGTGTCGCAGCCGATTGCGTTGAAGCTGTACGGCTCGATCCTGTCGAGGAACGTCTGGTAAGCTGCATCCTGCACCGCGCCGGTCGTGCCGCCGGTGAGCAGCAGGCCCGCGTTCTCGGTCAGCGCCTCGCTGCCTTTCCAGTGCAGATAGTCGTTGTCGGAAAGGTCGGAAACTGCCTTAACTGCCTTCTGCGTGTCCACAAGGGTCGTGCCGATATAGGTCGAAACGTCGTAGACCTCGTTCGTCGATGCCGTGAAGCCCTCGTTCTGCTGAATCCCGATTTTCAGTTCGTTGCCGATCTTGCCCGGATACTTCGCCTCTGCGTACTTGCAGGCTGCCTTTGCACCGCCGCTGTTCAGACGGAACAGGTGCAGCGTCTTGGCATTTGCGAAGATCTCGCGCAGCGGACGCAGCTCGTCCGCCGTGTAGGCGTAGCCGGTCAGCGCAAGTGAGCCCTTCTGGAACTCGCTGTTCTCGATGGTCACGACCTCGTTCTCCGGTCAGTCGAGGGACAGCGGGAAAGCCGCCGTGCCGCGGTCGCCCAGGGTCGCAGACGCACGAGCCGCCGACACAAAGTTGATGTACGCACCGGGCAGAACCTTGTTCTGTACGGTATACATACCGCCGCCTAAAGCCATTTAATTCACCTTGCCTTTCATAAAATTATCAATGAGCGCGTCCACCTCGGAAAAGGTGTAGCGCTGATCCTTGTCGAGCAGCACACCCAGCAGGTCGCGCCGCTCGCGGTATCTGTCGAAGGTCAGGAGCTGTGCGCCGGTGAACGCCGGTGCTCCTGCCTCGGTTTTGCGTTTGACTGCCATTGTCAGTCCTCCGTTCCTACGGTGGTCTGCAAATTCTCCATCGGAATGTCCCCCGGGACTTCCCGGACAAACTGCCGGTAGTCCGCGAAGAAATGCAGCACCTCGTCTGTAATTTCCCACGAGAGATTGCTACCGCGCAGGCTTTCCGTGCGCCGCAGCAGCAGCGTGAGCATCTGTGCGGTCTCTCGGCACTGCTCCTGCGGACGGCCGTCCGACGGGAAGAACCGCACGTCCATGTGCTGCACGATCTCATGCAGGCCGGACGGGTACGGCGTGACGTCCGCACGAAGCTGCCGAATGGAGAAGCACGGCGCAGAGAATCCCTGCTCGATACGCTCTGTGTAGATGTCGTACTGCGCCGATGGATAGACCGTGCGCAGCTTATCGACGATTTCCTGTACTACGTTAATCATTTGCCCTCCATCATGCGGCTGAGAAATTCCTCGCTTTTGGTCTTGATAAAGTCCGACGCTTCTTTCTGGAGATCAAACAGACCCTCGCGCAGCATATGCCTGCCCTCGACAAAGCCGTTCACAAGGCGCTTGCCGATGGCCGGAACATACCGTCCGACCTCCTGCCGGTGGCCGTTCTCGACGTATGGTGCATACTCAATGTTGTTGTAGATTTCTGCACGATAATGCTTGCCGCTGCGCCGCGCTTTCGTCGTAAACCAGTTGCGGTGCAGGTGTCCGCTTGGACCGGGCGGTGTCCGTTCAATGACATCAGCCAGCAGGCCGTTCATCATCTCATCGAGCAGGCCGGTGTAGAAAGCGTCCATCTCCGGTTCACTGGCAGCGGCCTTAATGCGCTCGTTTAAGTCGCGCAGCTCGTAAAAATCACAGCTTCCCCAGCTTGCCATTACGCTCGCTCCTCTCGGACGGCAGAAAGCTGCTGATGCGTCGGATAGACCGCGCTTTCGCCGCTGTATTTCAGCCGATAGGTCGCGCCGTACTGCTGAACCGCAATACGGCAGCCCGCCGGAACAGCCAGATCAGGCGCACAGTAGATCGTCGCCTGATAGCTGATCTGACCGCTGTTCGCGTCCGTTTTGCTGTCCGGTGTGCCGGAAAACGACAGCGCACACGGGATATTCTCGTGCAGCACCGCGTCCGGCGTAACAACGGTTTCGCCGCCCACTTCCTGTTTGCTGGTGCCGGTGACGGTCATCACGCCGTCATAGGTCTGCTCCAGCAGCGCACGCTCTAGCTCCGGATTGCCGAGCATACTACCACCTCATCTTTCGATAGGCGTTCAGCTGCGCCTTGTAGTCGGTGAGGAAGTCGCCCGAGCCTGCCAGTGCCGCCAGCTGCTCTGCCGCCGTTGCAAAGGAAAAGGACGTATCCCCTCTGGACACGCCCTTTGCGGCAGGCTGCATATTCTCGTTCTGGAGCTGAACGCTGTTTACCAGGCCGCGCACCATAAGCGCTGCGGTGTTCGTCAGGCCGTCCGGCGCCTCGGTCAGATTGCAGTAGTTACAGATCTGCTCGAGCACCAGATCGCAGGCGAACTCAAGCGTTTCCTGCGGCAGGTTCGGCAGCAGGCTTTGCGCCCGCAGCATCAGCGTTTCCCTTGTCATTTCTGCGCTTCCCCCTCGGTTTGTCCTCGGTCGGCTCGGTTTCCTCCTCGGCGGTCACGGTTTCCACGGTAAAGCCCGCACGGCCGGAGAACCAGCTTGCAAGCCACTCGTTATCCGTCTGCGCCTCACCATTCACGAACTGCACGCCGCCGATCTTGCGATCGTACTCCTCGTTCGGTGCCTTGATCTTGTACATGGTGCTTCCCTCACTTTACCTTGAAGTTACGCAGCACGCCGGCAGCGCGGGACTTCTTGAGCACGGTTGCCGCTACCATCTCGACATCACCGGCCTTGACCGGGCCTGCGGTAGAGAAATCCGGCAGCGTGGTCGAGATCACCTTGCCGCCCATCGGAGATACGGCGTGGAAACCGTCCAGACCCAGACGGACAGCGTACAGGTCGGTCAGACCGGTAACGGTGGTCTTGGACGAGGACGCGCCGTATTCGCGCGACGTGATCGGTACGACCGGCTTTTCCTTCTTCTCGGCGGTGTCGTAGTAATACTGCATATCCATGAACGGAATGCCGTTGTAACCGCTCATCTGACGGCCGAAAGCGTCCTCGGAGTGGGTCAGATAACCGGCACGGCGGGCGCAGGAGCGGATCTTGGTCAGCAGCGCCGCATTACCGATGAGCATGGTCGGCACGCCGTCCAGTTCGGACAGAAACTCGTCGAGCATATCGAGCACGGTCTTGTAGTTGGTGTCGATCGCCGCCGAGGTGGACAGGTCGATCGCCTTGGATGCATCCGCGTTGATCTCGGTGGAAGTGCCGACGAGCAGCGTGTCCAGACCGTCAAAGCCCTTGGTGCCCTTGTCGCCGTTGATGGCGGTGTAGTGGAACAGGTTGGTGGTCGCCTTGATGTGCTCCTCGAGCTGGAACTGCACCTCGTTGATCTGGCCGTTCGCGGTGTTAGCGAGAACACGGTCGATCTTGAACGTACCGCCGAAGATCTTGAGGTCAACCGACTTGGTTTCGCGGTCGGCTACGGTGTCGGTGTAGTCGGTGTTGATGTCACGGAAATCCGCGCCTGCCGGGGTCTTGAGCTGAGTGTAGCCGTAGGTCAGCGTAGAGCCGCCGGTACCGGGCGATACCGAGTTGTCAAAGGTCAGTGCCTCCAGCAGCATGGAGCCGCGGCGGAACTGGTCGATAACCTGCTGGTCCACATGGTTTGCCATGCCGACCTTTGCCTGTGCGAGAGTGATAGACATTTTTCATTCCTTCTTTCTGTTAGCCGTTGTTGGTGTTGTATACTTCTGCGAGAGCGGAACCGAGATCGTTTACCGTGTTCGGGTTGCCGCCGGACTGCGGATTGTAGCCACCGCCCTGACCGCCGTTCGGGTTGCCGCCCTTGTCGCCCTGCTTGCCGGACTGACCTGCGCCGTCCTCCTCGAACAGCCATGCCTTGTCCTTCTTCAGCGTTTCGATCTGGGCGTCAAGGCCGGTGATCTTGCCGTCCGTGCCGATCTTGATGTCGTCCATCGACAGCGCCGCACGGGTCAGCTGCGGATCGCGTGCATGGGCACGGGTCAGCGCCAAGTCGATCGCCGCATCGCGGCGAATATTCGCGGTGTCGGTATCGTACTTGGTCTGGAGGGTCTTGAGGTCGTCCTCCAGCTTCTTCGGGTCCTTGCCGTCCCACGCCTTGGCGGCCGCACGCAGGTCCTTGATGGTGTTGTTCGCCGTGGTCAGCTCCTGCGCCTTGGTGTCAAGGTCTGCCTTGGGAACGTAAGCGCCGCCGGCGGCGTTGACCACCTCAAACTTTGCGTCCTTTGCCGCCTGCTGGAACTGCTCCCAGGTCAGTGCGCCCTTTTCAAAAAGGCTTTTGAGAAATTCCATTATTTTTTTGCTCCTTTCATCGAAAAATGGGTATGAAAAAACCACCCTGGATTGAATCCTTGGTGGTTTAGTCCATCAGTTCTACTGTTTTGATTTCGGTTTCCAGCACTCCGGTCAGAACGCCGTTGTCGTCGCGCCGGATAATCAGCTCTGCAATCTCCGGTTCATTGTCCAGTGCGCCTACGACGGTGACGAATTTGCCGGTCAGCGTAATACCGTCCGTGCATTCCACCTTGAGGCGATGCGCTTTGTCATATGGGTGCTCGGTGCCGAGCAGCTTTTTCATGTGCTGAATGAGATCCATTGTTATCTCTCCAATGTACGGTCTTGATGACTAAGTCTTTGGTTGATAGTGAACGCCCGGTGCACATTCGATTGCCGGGTTTTCCTCCAGCTTATTCATATGCTCGCCCGGGATACCGTCCGGAAACGCCTTGCAGCATATCCGCTTTCGATGGATACAGGTATTGCACAGCACACCATGGACGCCCGACGGCTGCGAACAGCGTGCCAGAAACTTGTCATGGTCGGACAGTTCTTCGTATCGCCTGCTGCGTTCCTCGGGTGGCAGCCTCTTGAAGTCCTCAAAGGTTAAATTTCTGTCAGCCATATGGTGTCGCCCTCCTTTCTGTCAACAATGAAACGCGACTTCCTTTTGAAAAGGATTTCCTTTTCGATTGTGTTGATACCGCGCATATCTCGGCCGGATTTGCTCTGAATAACCAGCTGAATATCCATATCCGGGTCATATACCTCCGTAGAAGTAGACGTGTATGCGTCATATGTAACGATCGCGTCAACCTCATGCGCTGCCAGAAAGGCAGCTTTATCCGGTATCATGTCGCTTGACAGAGAACGATATACCATTTCCTCATACACCGGAAGTTTATCCAGCGCCTTGTCAAGTCGTTCCGTCCAGTGCTGCTCTGCTTCGCTGAGCGGTTCGCCGCGGCGTAGCTTGTCGTTCAGCGGGTAGCTTTCTGCGCTGATATACTTTTGCAGTGCGCTTGTTTCGCGCTTGCTCAATTCCAGTATAGCACTTTCCGGGTCGTTTTCAACATATTTCTTATACCATTCCTCATACGTCAGCTTCTTCTCGACATACTCGGTCTTGCCGGTCGCGGGATTTCTGGCTGCACGCTTACTGCCGAGCCGGAACTCCGTCACCGGGACGGTGGTACACCGGCAGCGCGGGTGCAGCGGCGGATAGTTGATGCCGGTTTCGTGCTCTGCGAGCGGAAACTCGCGCTGATCCAGAGCGCCGCACACCGAGCAGGTCTTGAGGTCGAGTGCCGCCTCGAACCGATAGGACTTGACACTGGTTTCCCGGTATCCCTGTTCGGCAGCTTCAGCCGCCGTATGGGCGCTCTCGGTGTGGATGAGCGTTGCAGCCCGGCTCTCGGACACGCCCATGCGCTGGGCGAACTCCCTGGTCATGCGGTCGAGCGAGTCGCCGCGGACAAAGCCGCGCGAGAGCGTCTGCATCAGCTCACGGGTCAGCTTGTCCTTGTCCGCCCAGATGCGGGACGAAAATTCACTGCCGACCCACGGCGCGGCGAGAATCTTCTCGACCGTCTGCGGGTCAATCTTTGCGAACGTGCTCGCCACATCGGCCTGCTGACTGACAGCGTACACCGTGCGGTAGTAGGTGTCGGTGTAGCGCTCCTGCAAATGGTCGCGCAGCACATCACGCTGAGAGCCGAACAGCTCCATCATACGCAGTTCGACTTGCGTCTGCAACGCCTGCAAGCGCGAGATACGCGAACGGAGATAAACCTCCTCCAGCTCCTTGTCAAAGCCGCCTGCAAGTGCCTTATCCCGGAACTCGTCCAGCGACATCCGGAAGTCCTCCAGCTCTGCATCCCGCAGCAGCCTGCGTGCGTCTGCCATGCTGACGCTCTCGTTTGCGGCATAGCGGGCATAGAAGATCGAAATTTCCTTGTCCAGTTCGTGCAGAATGCGCTCGTATTCCCGGTGGAACCGCAGACACAGGTCATCATCTTCCTGCTTCTGCTTCTCGGCCAGCTCGATGGCACGTTTGCGCCAGTAGGCGCCGTTCAGCTTATCCGCTGCTGCCATCGCCAGCACCGTCCTTTGGCGGGAACCGGAACTGCGGCTGCTTCTCGGCTGCCGCCTGCTGTTCCTTTTCCAGCTGCTTCTGCTCGCTCTCGGCATCGTCTACCCACGGATGGTTTGCGAGGATGGTCCTGTCCGAGATAATGCCGACCGACTGCTGCGCGATCTGCGCGGTTTCGAGGTCGTTCTGAACCATGTTGCGTGTCCATGTCTGCAAAATACGCACGGGCTGCGCGATACCCTCCAGACGGCAGATGGCGCGAACCAGCTCGGCAAAACCGCTGCGAAACTGCGTTTCCAGCATCACGGCCTTGAGCTCCAGCAGGCTGTACAGGTACTTGAGCGCCACGCCGGACGAATTGCCGAAATTCTCGGGGTTCGGGTCAACACCCATGCCGCTGACGAAGATCTGACGGCGCGTTCTTTCGAGGAATGCGTTCCGCGCTTCGAACGGGATCTCCGCGCGGATGGTGTCCACGCCGCCGTCCCCCTCGACCTTGATGAGCTTGCTCTTTTTGAGGTCGCTCATAAACTCGGTCTTGTCCGTGCCGCCGTAGTTCTTGATGACGAAGATGACCTCCTGTACGTCCTCCATGTCGTTGGCGAAGCCGGAAACCACCTTGTCGTAGGCGTCGATCAGGTCGCGGTACAGCGGAAGATCGCCCCGCCGGTCAGCGTTGTTGTAGAACGGGATGAACGGCACCGCGCCGAGGCCGTGCCGCAGCTCCCGCCCGACTTCCGGATATTCGAAGTAGGTGTAGTTGCCGGACACGCCGTTCTGACGGTAGAACCGGCAGGTCGTGTCGTCCCAGTATTCGCACACCTGCACGGTCTGACCGCTCTGCGGGTCGAGCATGGTGTAGCAGCGCAGCACGCCGACAAGGTCGCTTTCCAGCGTACCGGAGAACACCGGCACGATCTGTTCCGGGTCTACGGTGTGATAACGGAACCTGCCGTCTGTGCCGCGCCAGTAGTGCAGCCAGCCGACCGAGGTGTTGCTCGCGTCAATGCCCAGCTGCATGGCTGTTGCGGTATACTGATCTCCGAGGATCTCTGCGATCCGCTCGTTGGCGGTCTTGTTCCCCACATCGAACACCGGCGGATAGCTCAGCGCGTAGGAAACCTTCTGCGTCACGAGCAGATTATGCCACGAATGCGAAATGCGGTTGTCCGCGAGGTGCAGCGGATTGCCGAGCGCCTGTTCAGTTTCAGCCTGCCGCTGCAAAACGCTGTTGTCCTGCTTGGTGCGGTTGACGTTGCTGTAATAGCGCCGAGCCTCGTCCGCTGCGCGGATGAACTGCCCGTGCCCCTGTAAAAGCCGCTGAATCGTGCGGCTGTTCACTTTCACCATACGCTGACCCCTCCTTTCCTGGTAAACTGCTCCGCAACGCCGGTTGTCGCGTCGGGAGCGTCATCGTGGGCGTTCTTGTCCTCTTTCTGGTAATGTAACATTGCTTTTGCGTACTCCGGCCAGCGGTCGCGCCAGTTCACCGGAAAATAAATGTGATCCTGCACCCACGTTGAGTTCGTGAGGATACGCGCGACCTTGTTCTCACTCTGGTGGAACCACTCCACGCGGCAGCGGTTGGAGCCGAGCAGCCGAAGCTGCTCCTGCACGTTGCGGGCAAAGCCGCGGCCGCCGGTGTTGCTCTCGATTTTCGCGAGGTTTACGCCGTGCGCCAGCAAGCGCCGTGCGGTTTCCGGCTCGGTGATCTCCATCGGGTCCTTGGTGTAGTAGATGTCGAGCACATAGGCCTCGTGGTTATACTCGCCGTAGATGATGCTGCACAGATAGTCCGCACCGGTGTCCGCCGTGTCGGTGTAGCTGCGGATATGCGTGAACAGCGACCTGCCGTTTGCATCCCTCGGAATGTCTGTGTAGGTCTTGAAGCTGCTGTACAGACGGCCTTTCAGGTCGATCGGCTGCTGCTGGTAGTTCGCTGACGCGATCTCCTCGCTCATCGTGCGAACCTTGTCCTCGTAGTCCTCACGGGTGAGAACCGCGTCGCACAGCATCGTGCCGTCGTCCTGCAAGGCTTTCATCGTGATGAGTTCCGCATCCGGCCAGTGCTCCAGTGCACGGCCTGCGAGGTCGCCGGTCGCCCAGCGCGTCATGATGATAACGATCTTGTAGCCGGTTTCGGTTCGGGACAGCATCGTGTCCGTGAACCACTGCCACTGCTTGTCGAGTGCGCCCTCGTTAAAAGCCTCCTCGGCCTTTTTGATCAGGTCATCGAGAATCAGCTTGCGTGCGCCGAAGCCGGTCGCCGTGCCGCCCGGAGAGGTCGCAAGGTAACTCGCGTACTGCCCCTCAAGCGCCCACTTGCCTGCGGCGGCCTCGCCGTACTTGATGCGTGTCTGCGGGAAAATGTCCGAAAACACGATGCGGCTCGGGTCAAACCGTTCCTCCGCAATGCCGTCGCGGACCGCCCGTGCGAACGTCGTGGACAGCGTTTCGTTGTAGCTGCCGGTCATGATCTGCTCGGACGGATCGCGCCCAAACAACCACTGGCTCAGCAGCACCGCTGTGCGGCTCTTGCCGTGGCGCGGCGGCATATTGACCACCAGCACCTTGCGGTCGCTCTCACAGAACGCCTGTAAGCGCCTGCACAGCGTCTTTAGGTACGGCCGGTCCTCGCGGTAGAAGTCCGGCGCCATCAGCTTGCAGAACGCCCAGAAATCACGCCGGGCAAGCTCTATGCGAGCCGCCCTGCGAATGCGCTCGTCAACCATCGTCCGCCAGCTTCCGCAGCTCCTCGGTGGTCAGACCGGCAAGTGGGTTTTCCACCTCGAGAGTGCCGGAGTGCTCGATCTGCTGCTTGTCGCGCCACCTGTCCGGTCTGCGGTTCTTCAGCCAGAAGATCTGCGCGGTCGTGTCCGGCGGAATGTGCTTGACCGTCTGCACGGTCTTGATGCTCTTCTTTCCGCCCTCGTGGCTGCGCTCTACGCGCTCCTCGGTGTAGTCGTAGCCGAGCGCACGCTTGAGTAAAGCGTTCTCAACTTCGATGTCTACGACCTCTTTTCCCCTTTTTAGGGCCTCCGAAAACTCCGAGTATTTGTTTTTCCAGTCGTACAGCGTGCTGGTCGTAATGCCGATCCTGGCTGCGATCTGCTCATCTGTCAGACCATCCCTCGCCCACGCTTCCAGACGGGTGATGCCGTCCGGCGTAAGCCATTCCTGATATTTGCCTTTTGCCATTCTGCACCGTCCTTTCTGAATTCTGGGCACGAAAAAGCACCCTTGTTTCCAAGAGTGCCTTTCCGGAGGTGTTTCCAATGCTATGAAGCAGGAGAAATGCGGGACCTAAGTTTCATTCCCGCTGAACTTCATGATACCAGTATAGCAGGAAACTATGTGAACTAACATGGCCTGTTCGCATTTTCTTTCAGAATTTTTTCTGCTGCCTGCAATGCCCTGCCATGCAGCCGCATGACCCAGCGCAGAGTGCGGTCTAAGTCAACCGCGATTTTCTCCCACTTCTCAAAGTTTAAGTACCGCTTTGTGAGAAGTGTCCGCAGGGTCGTATCCGGCACCTCGGTAATCACCGCCGCAATCTCCTGCTTGATGTCGATCAGCTTGTCGATCTGGGCATCCACCTGCGCGGCAAAGTCGGCGTAGCGGCTCATGCCGCCGTCTGAGGCACCGCCGCCTCCCGGTGCACCGGAAACCGATGCCACGCCGGACACGCAGCGGTCATATGCCCGGCGCTTGGCACTCTCCAAAGCCGTAATCTCGCGGTCGAGTGCCCACCCGCGGTTCAGCCATTCTTTTGTTGTCATGTAGTCCCCTCCCCATCCGTAATACCGTAGCGCCACGCAAGGTAGCGCCGAACCTTGTCGCTGTATTTAGTCATGCGACGTCACCGTAACCGGAATGATCATCTCCGGCAGGAAATTCACCTCGTAGTGGAACTTGTCCACGTAAGCGCCACTGACGTCCTCCACAACGTAGATCGTCCAGTCGTTGAGGTACACAAGGTGTTTCTTGTAAACGCCCTGCCCGGTCTCGACAGTCACCTCCAGCTCGTTCTCGCTGTTGTTCGAGATGGCGAAGTTGCCGATCAGCTCAAACACCGGCTTGTCCGTACGCGCGTTGATGACTTCCAGACGGCGCGTGACGTTGAAATTGTCCGCCTCCTTCGAGATGTTGTACGCAACGCGCTCGCTCTCCCGGCACGCCGATAAGCTGCACATCATAGCACCGCAGAGCAGTGCCGCCATGATTTTCTTTTTCATTTCTGTTCCTCCAGATATTTTCTCATAATTTGAACCGCTATGCGGCAGGCCTCGTCGTAGGCGGCTACCATCTTCTCTCTGCCGTGCAGACCGCCGTAGTATTCAATCGTTGCCAGCTACTCGGCTGTCGTTTCCGGGTCGAGGATGCGGATTGCCTGGTTAATCGTCATGGGTGTCCTCCCTCTCTTTGGCACGCCGTTCCGCGCCGTGCAGAATGGCCTGAATGGTGTATGCGTCCAACAGCGTCATAACCGGAATGGTCTTCCTGCATAGTTTCAGCAGGTTTTTCGCCGTTTTCTTATCTACCGGGCCACTGAAATCGTTCATTCTTTGTCCTCCTCCCGGATCGTTCGCATCAGTTCCTCGTGCAGCTCACGGAATTTCCCATCCCAGAAGTTGACCCGGTGCAGCACAAGGAAGAACAGCACCAGCCACAGGATACAGTCCAGATTGACCAACAAATCAGTGATTGTCATTTCTGCACCTCCGGCAACTGCGGCAGCGGCCGCCAGAACAGCACATCGGTTCCGGCTTTCAGTCCGCCGACAAAATAAGGCTGCTCGTCCCATGTACGCAGTGTTTCCACCCGTGCATGCCCCCATTTGTTGTACGTCAGCACCGGCACACCGCGCTCCGGCAGGCGCTCCTTTGGGTTGACCCAGCCGTTCTGCTCGATCAGCTGCGTTACCGCCTCGCGGATCAGGGCACAGCCATGCTCACCGCAGGTATCCTCGTGTTTGCAGCCGAGGCAGGCCAGAGAGCCGGTCTGCACTTTCAGCCGTCCGAGGGCCTTGATGAGCTCATCGGTTTTCATATGTGTCCGCTCCTTCCCCATAAAACAAACTGATTTGATCTGCAAATTTACTAAACCGCTTTTCTGCAGCATCGAAATATGTCCGGTCGATTTCAAAACCTGTGAAATCCAGTCCAGCCTTATATGCCGCGATCCGGCTGCTGCCGCTCCCTAAATGGGTATCCAGCACGCGCATCCCCGGCGACGCATAACGCTGAAACAGCCAGTCATACAGCGCAACCGGCTTTTGTGTCGGGTGAATACGCACCTCATTGAGTGCCTTATTCCCTTGCTGAATATGCCCCTCCGCAACGCTTTTCCCCTGCAGCATACCGCTCCACATATACCGAAACAGACGCACGCTGGTAAACAGGTCGGTGGCGGCAATCTCGCAATCCGAGAAACTCGAGCTTTGGTTGCATTTGTCCCACACAATCCGGCCGGGCGCAAAATCATAGCTGAAATAATTGCAGCCCCAAATGATGTAGTGCTTTGACACTCGCCGCAATTCGTCAAAGTATGCCTTTCCCGGCACTTTCCATGCTGCTGATACAGGGTAATAATTGCGCCGCACTCTGGTTCGGCTTACGTTGGAGCCGTAATAGTGGCGGG